CTCCGTGCGCTCGAGGCGGTTCGCGCCGAGAACCGGCAGATGCGCGAGGCTCATACGTGGGCGCGTGCCGAAGCCGATCGGCTGGGGCAGGAGCTCTCGGCCATGCGCGCGAGGATGCAGGAGCTCGAGGCCGGCGAGGCCCGCCGCATGTTCCTTGACAGCGTGTGCTTCGGGGAGCCCCACGAGCGCGCGCAGCTGGCGGTCTATGCTCGGGAACTTCTGAAAGACGATGGTGATCTATGACATGCACACGGTGCGGTGGCGTCCTGCACGTCATTCAGACGATGCACCCTGCGGACCTATCGCCCGCTCGCCGGCGCATGGCGAAGCGGGTCACGCAGGAGGCTACCGTCTACGTCGTCCGTCGTCGTCGGTGCGTGTCCTGCGAGCAGATCGTCCACACGGTCGAGGTCGAGATCAGCGCTCACGTCGGGATGAACAGGATCTCGTAGTTCACGGATGCCGAGTCCGAGAACAGCGCGAGCGTGCTGGCGAGCTGGAAGCCCGACGCTGCGCTCGTGTCTGTCTTGATCTGGATGCTGTCGGTGATGGTGAAAAACAGGCTCGGCGCCGCGCCGTCTTGCGTCAGCGCCGAGGCGAAGGACACGCGTAGCGCCTTCGAGGCCTTGTCCCGATTGTGGATCACGATGTTGACGCCGGACACAGGCGGCAGCGTGACCAGCTGGCATGTGTTGATCGTGGATGGCGTCGTCCCGCTATACACATACGGGATCCCAGGCAGGATCGCGAGATTGACCGCCGGCATTAGACCGCCCGCCATGCGCTGATCGACCCGTCAGCATCCTCGGTCACGACGCACGGGACAGTCCATCCCTGTGCGTCGGCCTGCATGGCGTACACGGGCGGGATGCCCACGAGGTACGCCACGCAGCACTCGGAGACGGCGAGCGCGGTCGCCTCAGAGGCGCTCCACGTCGGCGGGACGATCAGAAGATCCTGCATGGCTTAGCCTCCGAAGCTGACGAGACAGACAGAGCCAGCGGTGCCGGTCGATCCGGTAGTGCCGGACCCGATGCCCGTGCCACCCGTGCCGCCGTTCGCAGTGACGGTCCCGCACTGTCCAGCCGGCGTGTTGGTGATCAGCCAGACGATGCCACCAGCGCCGCCGCCGCCGCCACCTGCGCCGCCGAGGGTAGCCGTGCCGCTCGCGTTCTCGCCTGCGCCGCCGTTCGCGCTGATCGTGCCGCTGTTGGCCAGCGTGGCAGCTGCCAGCCACACGATCCCAGCACCGCCGCCGCCACGACCCGAGACAGGCGCGTCCGTGTTCACGATGCACCCACCCGACCCGCCGCCGCCGCCACCGTTGAACGCCGTGGCACCGTACCGGCCCTGATACCAGTGACCAGCAGCACGCACGACCGGAGAAGGCGCAGCTGCTCCACCGCCCGCGCCACCGAGGTAGGCGCCCGAGCCCTGTCCACCCGCGCCGCCCGTAGGCGCAGCCCCGGTATCGTTAGGCGAGCTGCCGCCACCCGAGCCCCCGCCCGGGTTGCCGCTGCCCGTCGTGTTGCGCGAGGTGCCACCCGCGCCCGCCGCTCCACCGAGCCACTGACGCGCCGCGATGGCAGCGCCGCCCGAGGCGCCGCTGTTGCCGTCGTCGTTGAACGAGCCGCCCGCGTCGATCGTGCAGGTGCCGCGAACCATCGTGCGATGTCCGCTCGGCTTGTAGATGCCGCCGCTCGGGATCGTCAGCGTCTGCCAGTGGCGCTCCGTCGTCTGCGTGTAAGTGCCGACAACCGAGAGGACGCCATCGCCGCCGTTGCCATAGACCCCGGTGATCGTAGCGCCGCCAGCCTGCCGCGTGGATGTCGGCTTCGCCTGTGTGGTCATGCGAGCACCTCATAGACGATCTGATATGAGAACACGTTGTCCGTGCTCACGCCCGTGGGTCCAGGCTCAAGATAGATCGCGCCTGCTGCGTCCGTCGTGCAGTACACGCCGTCGAGCGCCACGTCGCACAGGTCCGCGATCGCCGTCGTGCTGCCTGCGAACTCCTGCGTGATCGCGCCTGCCGTGCCACCCGAGGCCGAGTAGATACGCGGGGTGAACGTCGTCGCCGTCCCTGCCGTCCGAAGCACCTTGACTCGGTAGAGGCGCACGACCTTCAACGAGTCGCCCAGAGAGATCGTCGCCTTCGTGCTGCTGCCTGCGCTGGATAGCGTGCCCGAGGCCGACGTGATGATGCGATAGATCGGGGTTGGCATGGTCTACCTCAGTCGAGGAGGGCGAAGGAGATCGACTTGGTGAGGCTGAGCAGGTGCTTCACCAGCTTACGCCCTTCGACCGGATCAAGGCGCACGACGCCATCGTCGTCCTTGCGAAGCGCGCCCTGTAGATGAGCGATCAGCTGCGCCGCTTCCACGGCGATCTCGGCAGCTTCGGCAGCGTCGATCTTCATTTTGCCTCCCACGTCGTGTAGTGACCAGCGCCGTCGTAGACGAGCGCCTGCCGACACAGTGTATCCTTGCGCCACGGCTCCCCGAGCGAAACATGCACCCACGAGAACGGACGCGCGGGTGAAGTCTTCTCCAGGATGCACTGCCCATATGGCAGGCCCGACTCCTCGATGATCCAGCGGTGGAGCTCCTCGACGGTGACCGAGGGCGCCACGATGTCAGCAGCTTCGCCGCGTAGATGCTGCGAGGTCTTACTGCCGCCGACCTTCGCGTTCACGCTCGGCCCCCTGAAGGCACTATTCACTTTCAACGGGCCGAACTTCGCGCGGATCGGCTCGAGGATCGTCGTAGCGAGCGCCGTCAGCGCCGCACGACACTGCTCGGCCTCGTGCCGGTTGATCTGCTGGAGCTCGGTCGAGCCCGTGCGGGTCAGCTCAGCCCACGAGAAGTGTTTGGACACGTCGCTCATTCTGCCGCCTGCGCCACGGGCGGCGTAAAGGTGACGTGATCAGTAGTCACTTGGATCCCGGCGAGCGCCAGGATGCCGAGGAGGGCGAGGGCGCCGAGGATGCGGATGTCGCTGCGGAGGCCATCCAGCCCGCGCGTAAACTCGGCAGTCTGCTCGCGGCGGTCGATCGAGGTCTGCTTCATGTGTTGCGCAAACAATGACGCGAGAGCGCTGGAGTCGCCGTCTGTCATGGCCACCTCTCGCGCCGTTATAGCACGCGGCGCCCTATGCGAAGAAGCGCACGACGAGGCTACCGTCCACCCGTAGTCCCTCGCAGTACTCCTCTGTCCAGACGACAAGCGCGCGACCGTCTACGATGTCCACGCCCGCCTCGTCGTGTACGCGCTGCGGCACCATGAGCGTGGCAATGTCAGGGTTCGCGGCGCACACCGCACTCAAGTAGTCGAGCATGTCAGTACCTCACCATAACGGCATCGCCTGCCGTCGTGTTCGTCGTCGCTGCGACCGTGTAGCCGATCGTGTTGGGCGCCACGATGACGGTCACGCGGGAAAACTGGTCCTTGGTCACGTACCACTGACGCGAGGCGCCGCGAAAGTTGCCCGTGACCAGATCCGTGATCGCCAGCGGGATCCCGACCGGCTCGCTATCGGCGGTCGTGAGCGTGCTCGACGGAGTGAACGCCCCGAACCGCAAGCTCGTGCGGATCGTGTTCGCGCCCGGTGTGAAGAAGCCGGCGTGTGATCCATTGACCGTCGCGACGTGCTGGCCGAACGATGACCCATCGCCGGCAGTGTTGAAAATCGTAGTGCTCGTCACGCTCAGCGACCCGGCGGTGAACATGCTGTAGAGGCGCCCGTCGCTCTCGGCCTGATTGGCCGTGCTGCCGACCGGGTCGAACAGCGCGCCGAACCCGTTGATCGACGTGCTGCCCGTGCTCGCCTGCGCCAGCTGCACCATGCAGCCCTCTTGCGACTCCCATAGAGAGATGCTGTCGTATGCGACCGTCGCGTGTGGGCGTGCGGCTCGCCAGTAGCCGCTGAAACCGCCGTTCGTGAACGGCGTAGCGGAGCCCCACGTCGTGAACGCCCCCGCGCCCTTCTGCATGGCGCCGACGAGCTGCCCGGTAGCCGTCGCGGTGTCTGGCGTCAGCACCGTATACGCGACCGCCGAGGTCGATCCGGCGAGGATGTAGCGCATGCCGAGCGCGTTCGTCGGCGGGTTGCCGTAGACGGCGACCGTCGTGCCGCTCGTCTGCTCACGCGCCCACGTCCACGCGCTACCCGTACCAGGCGCACGCGCGGATCCGTCTGCATACGTCGTCGCGATGCCGAGCGTGTACAGCGCGTCGAGCGTGCCCGGCAAAGATCCCGCCGTGAAGGTCTGCACTCCGACATAGCGCCAGTTGAGCGTTGGGTTTGGCATGGTCAGTTCACCCGGAAGTCGGCAGGCGCGAACGCTGCGACAGCGCCGGCCTTTTGGTAGTCGATGTCGGTAGCAGTGCTGGCGTAGGAGAGAAGCAGCGCGGCGCCGACATGGCGCCACACGGCAGCGCCTACCGCCGCGTCCGCGAGCATGTACACAGCACGAGCGGCAGTATCGACCCAGATCCAGCCGATCCGGTAGCCGTCGCCTGCGTCGTCAGTGACGAGCGGCGCGCGTGCTGCCGTCGTCGTCGGAGGTACGAGGTAGCTCATAGGATCACCCACGCAGAGCCAGTACTCTGCACTGTCGCGGAGTTGTACGCCGTGAGGAGCAGCGTGAGATTACCGTCGATCGTCTCGCTGCCGCTCGCGTCGATCGTCACCGTGTTGGCGCTGCTATTGACGTGCTTCACGACGAACAGCTGCCCGGTGACCGTGGACGCAGCCGGCAGATTGACGGTCGCTGCCGTCGTCGTCGGGTCTACGGCGATCGTGTAGTCCGTCGTCAGTGCCGTCGTGGACGCGGCGCCTACGCCGGCCGTGAACAGCCGGTAAGACATCACCTGCGTCGTCGGCGCCGACCCGCCGCCACCTGTGCTCGTGATCGTGAGCTCGGCCTCTTCGTTGGCGCTGTCGTCCACGAGAGCCAGCGTGATCCCGCTCCCCGCCAGGAACCGCACAGCCCGGCGTAGGTACTCGGTCGTACCGCCGCCTGCCGCGTTGACCCGCACGCCGACGCGAGCGTTCATGTTGGCTTTCGGCGGGAGGAGTGGGCGGCGCGCTGCTGGCATTACGCGGACCGTATATCGCGGGCGGGATCCTCGATGATCAGCAGGCTCAGGCCGACGCTGCCAGAGCTATCCCACTGGACCTCTCGGACCATCGCCACCTGTGCGTCGAGGCCGATCTCCGAGTCCGTGACCGTCACGATGTCGCCGCGCTCGATCGCATCCCAGCGCTCGCCACCCACGACATACGACACCGTGCGGCGTGCCAAGGCATAGGCCCGCGCCTGTACCGCGAGGATCGCGTCTGCGGTCGCCACATCCCACACGATCGACGTGTCGATCTGCTGCTCACGGATACCAGAGTCGCGCGTCGTCCGGTAGCGCGCCTGCGACACCGCACACAGGTACGAGCCTCGGACGCTGGGCTCGTCGGCATCGTAGGTCGCGTCGAGTCCTCGGTACTGCATCGGCTCGTCGGTACGGCGGTTGCGACAGAAGTCGATCCGGAACTTGTTGGCGACCTTGCTCGAGTCGATCTTCACGCGTCCCGCCCGCGAGATCGTTGGATCCGCGTCTACGTCGATCTCCCAGCGTGCATCCCGCGCCGTCGCGTCGTATCGCCACACGACCGGGTAGAGGCCCTCGGGTCCGGTGGCGATCGAGCACGGCAGGATCGGCAGGAGGTTGGCCGAGAGCCATTCCCAGATGTTCACGCGCGCGTCGATCGCGCAGTCGATCTTGAAGTCGTTGAGCAGGCTGGCAGCAGCGGCGCAGCGCCCTACGTCTACCTGCATGCCCGTCTGACGCAGCAGGTACGTCAGCACGTCACCCGCGCCGCGCACGAGCTCGCCGTCGTCACCGATCAGACCGCCGCCCTCATCCGAGCGCGTGCGGTCGTACCATCCCACGTAAATCGGGACGTAGACCTTGCTTCCATTGCCGTCGTCATAGTCTCGGTAGGAGTCGTCTCCGAGCTCGCTGTTCATGTAGTCGCTGCCGAGCGTGCACACCGACACGCCGTTTACCAGCGCCGACGCCGCTCCTGTCGTGTCTCCGCGCGACACTCCAGGCACGACCGCCACGACGTTCCCGCGCGCGTCCGTCCAGTGCTCCACAAGGAAGCCGTTGTCGCTCGGGAAGCCGAACGGGAAACCGCTCTTGTGGAAGTTCCACGTCGCGTTGCTGATGGACTCTGTGTACAGGTACACGCTCTCGGCGTTGACGCGGTGCCCGGCGATGACGATCGCAGGACCGGGTGTAGCCGCCACGCCGACGCTCCCACGATCGCGCGAGATGTGGACGGCGATGGATCCCTCCCACGCAGGATCGCTCAGCCCTGACGTGCGCCCCGGCTTCCCGAAGACGACAGGGTATGGCAGGTTCAGATCCTCGCTTAGCAGCGAGCTGAACAGGTCAGGCTTTACGGCCCAGCCCGCGAAGTACGTGTCCTGCAGGCTGTCCGGCCACGTAGCACCCGTCACCTCGAGGCCAAGCGGCGGCGTCTCGATGTCCGTCTGCCACACCTCGTCCGCGAGCGTGAAGTCGATCGGCTCGTAGCGACTGCCGTACTCGGGATCTTGCACGCGTCCGATCAGGCGCACGCGGCGCTGCTCGTAGGTCTGTCCCTCCCGCCAGAGCGCGAGCGTGCCCGTAGCGCCCTCGAGGCGATGACCGCGCGCGATCAGCGTCGGCACGTCCACGGGCAGCACCGCCGAGATCGAGACGCTCGCCTCGGTCAGCTGGCTATCGAGGATCTCCACGGCCTCCGACAGCGTGACCTCCGCGAGCCCGCCATCGTAGTGGAGCACGCCGTCATCGCTCGACACGTCGAGATCGGTCGTGCTCAGGCGCAGCACCTGCCCGGCAAACTCAAGGTCGAGGAGCCAGTAGATATCCACGCTCACAGCTCCTCTTCGATCCGCACGCGCGCCAAGCGGTAGACCTCGCCCGTCGTCGTGTCGTACTCGTCACCCTGCACGGTATCCACCTGTAGCGACTCGGTACGGATGCGCCCGTACAGCATCAGCGGAGGCTCTACGATGGTCCGTACCGTCGTGCCGCCTGTCATCGGGACGACTCGCGGCAGGTACACGATCGGCGTCACTGCGCCGTCCAGCTGCTCCAGCACGCCCAGCATCGAGGGCGCCACGTCAGCGACCGAGGCGATACCCGGCCCGCTCGCGTGGAGGCGCACGTAGTTGGCGTCGTTGCCTGCGATCTGCTTCGCGTCGACGCCCTCATCCCACGACACCTCTACCGCCCGACGCGCAGGACCGAGGCGGGTAGCCCGGCGAGCACCGCCACGGCCCTCCACGAGCTCGTAGGCGGGTGACATGCTCTGCGATCGGTTCGCGCTGTACTGCGTTCCGAATACGTGGAAGTAGCCCATGACGCACACGCCGATCGCGAAATAGCCCTCGCTCGTCGTCTGGGCAGGGATGCGGAGACGGTATGCGTTGTACTCCGTGCTCGGGCTCGCGCTCTCCGCAGCGATGACGGTCACGCTCGGCATGATGATCGCGCCGTCGTTGCCGTTCGTTGGGTCGCCCGCCTGCGGAGTGATGGTCATGCGAACCTTCGTACCGTCCCCCGTCGTCAAGCTGGGCCAGACCCCCGGAGTGTTGACGGCGATCGGTCGCACGCGCGTACCTCCCGAAGAGGACCAGTAGGCGCCGGCAAGCTCGTTCGCCGTGATCGTGCGATCGATGTACCCCCCGCCGAACGGCGTAGCAGCGGTGACGATGTTGTGATCGAGGACAAAGCCGAGGCCCGTCTGCCCATTCGCGGCGTCGATGGTGGCGATTGACTGCCACACGCTCGCGCCGTCTCGGCCCTCCCAATACGCCGTACGGAAGTTGATCCCGCCGAGGTACAGCACGCGCGCCGGGCCCAGGAACGGACTCGTCAGCGTCCCGTCCAGCTCCCACGCGATGATTTGCTCGCTCGCCGTCGTCGTGGAGCGCCACGCCCGACGAGGACTTGGCTCCTCCTCGGCATGGATTGCGCGGATCGGGTAGCGATAGGCCGCGTCGATCGTCCAAGCGTCCGAGCGGTAGGCTGGTCCATCCGTGCCGTACACGCTGACGCCGCCCGCGACGTAGACAGGCTCAGCAGCGAGGTCACGCGCCAAGAGGTCGCCCGGGTTCGCGGGCACATTGTAGATCCCGGTTTGCGCCGTGCCAGCGTAGGCGCCCGACACGTAGGACATCCATCGCCACACGCTGTTGACGATGACGCCCGCGCCGACGCCCGAGGTGAACTGCACGCGGTGCGTCGTAGACGCGCCCTGCACCAGCGCAGTCGATGCGCCTACCTGCACCCACGCGCGATCCTCGGCATCGCCTCGAGCTCCCAACGCGTACCAGGCGACACACTGACCCGTGCCCGAGGTCGCCACACGCCCGACCGCGATCCGCAGCCACACGCCCGAGGCGGCGGCGGCGGTGTTGACCGTCGCGATCGTGACGGCACCTGTCACGTCGAGGAGCGAGATCGTCGTCGGCGTCGCAACGACCGAGGCTTCAAACGACGCAGGACCGCCCACACCCGCACGGACGCGGATCGTACTCTGCCCGTTGTTGACATCCACCCAGCCTTCCGCGATCACGCCCTGCTGGAGCGTGCCCGTGGGCGATCCTGTCCACGTCGCGGAGTCGCCTACGCCACCCGTGACATTCATCCCGGCGGTGTCGAAGGCGACAGTAGGGGCGCCCGTGCTTGTGAAGGCCCAGCTCACTGCGTCCATTGTCTGCGGCAGATCGTAGGGGAGCCACGTCCGCTCCCACGCCACCTGACGCGCGTGCGTCGGAGCGCCGGACAGAGACGGCAGGTTGACCGTTGCCCACCCGCCTGCGGCCATGATCGAGATCGAGGACTCCGCGAGCGCCGTCACGCTGTTGTGCTGGTGCGCCACGATCATCCGGCCACGCTGCCACGCTGCCGACAGATAGCGCGGGTGGACTGCCACGCTCTCGCCGCGCCAGAGCATCGCCTTCGTTGTCGGGTGCGAGCTCGACCCAAGCCCGTACCATGTCGCGCCCACGTCATCCGTCGAGCGCACCGCGAGCGCATCGAGGCCACCTGCCACGGCATCGCGCCCGACAGCGTAGAGGCGCCCGCCCTCCGCAGCACACAGCGCCATGTCTGCGTCGGCCCACGTCGTCGTGCCCGTCGCCCATGACATCGGATTGGAAGCGTCCTGCATGCGCGCCTCGACCGCTGCCGAGAACTTCGCGTATGCGTTCGCCAGCGTGCGACTCCACGGCCTGTTGAGGAGCCCATAGGTCGCGTGGTTCTCGCGCCGGATGTACGTCAGCACGTACACGTCACCCTGTGCTGCCACGTCGGGGAACCCGCCGTGATTGTCCAGGTCCGCGCCGCTGTACTGATCAACGAGCTGGAAGGACGCACCGAGGTCCGCGCTCGCGTACTGCGCCATCCGCTGCGAGTAGGCGGTGCTCGTGTCCACGACATCGACCATCAGCACGATCTGCCCGGCGAGGTACGCGGCGCGCATGCGCCGGATGCTCTGGCTCGTCGTGCTAATCGCAGCCTCAAGGCACCCGGTCTGTCCGCGCGTCCACGTCGCGCCATCAGTGTCGCTGTAGGACATGCCCACGTTGACCGTCGAGGCGCTCGCGTCCTCGACCGCGTAGAACACCAGCAGGCGCCCGCTCGGGAGCTCGAGGCCACATGCTCGGGCGCCCGTAGTGTAGACACTACCCGTCACGCCAAAGTGGCTGAACACCTGCACATCGGTCCACGTCGATGCGGTATCAGTGCGGTACGAGCATCGGACGCTGCCCTGCACCGTGTTTTCGTACACGACGAGGAGGGTATCGGTCGAAGCCGCGAACACGTAGGCATCTCGGTACAGGCCCGCCGTTGTCGTATAGGCGACGTTGCCGAAGCCGCTGACGATCGCCGGTACATCGAGCCCTCGGTAGAGCGGGTCGCCCGTGTTGCGCCAGGTGATGCCGGCGCTATCGAGCCCCGGCATGCCGGCGCGGATCGCCTGCACCTGTAGACTGCCGCCTGCGCTCTGCGTGCCGACAGCCGCGAGCGTGGCGTAGGTATCTTGTGCTGCGACAGCCTCTCCGGGCACTGGACCCGCCTGCGTGGCAGTGCTCAGCGTAGACGAGTACGCGTCGTAGGTGAGACGCGGATCTGGCAGCAGGAGGCCGCGCAGGTAGGAGCGGGTGATTGCGGTGGCCATGCTACAGAGCCTCCCTCATTCCGATCGTGCGCTGACCCCTTATCGCGTCGGCAAGCCCGCCCCCGAGTCTCAGGTGATCACGAATAAACGGACGGAAGACCTCGTGCCTGTACTGGTTGACTGCCACGACGACAGGCGCCTGCGACACGCCAGCGTTCGCGGCGCGCACGGCCTCCGGTCCTCCGATGCTCGACACACCCTGACGGGACAGCACGCCCTCGCCTGCTACGAGGCGAGCGCCTACCTGATCCGGCCCGCCCACCATGCCGCCGCTGTGGAATGCAGGCTGCTCGGCGCTGATCGTCGCCACCTGCGCCGCACCGATCGCGGCCACAATGCCAGCGGCTACCGGATTGGCGAGGTTTGCGGTCACCGCCGTAGCCGTGTTGATGATCGCCTCGGCCAGCTTGCCCGCCTTCGCCACCTCAAACGCTCGGATCGCTGCGGCGCGCTGCGCCTCCACGCGGTCCTTGAGCGCTTCGCGCTCGGCTTGCGACAGGCTCTCCGCGCCCTGCTCGAGCTGCTGCTGGAGCGCGGCCACCTTATCGGCGCTCGCTGCGGCGCCCTCCTCGAGAAGCCCGCGCACCGTGTCGAAGCCCTGACCGAGCGCATCCGTCAGTAGCGTGGCGCGCTCCTCGGCTGCGGCAGTCTCAGCTGCGAGATCCTCGTCTCGGATCGCTTGACGCTTCTCGGCGGCGGCGGCCTCGATCGCGTCGATCTGCGCCTGCACGTCCTGCCGGATCGCTACACGCGCCTGCGCCGCCTCGGCATCGACACGCGCCTCCTCCTCCGTGCTGAGCGCCAAGTAGCGCGTGCGGAGGGCGAGGTCGTCCAGCTGCGCGAGGCGCTCCTTGCCGGCTGCGATCGCCTTCTGCTCCTCGGTCAGACCGACAGCCTGCGCGGCGGTCAGCTTCTCGAGGCCGGCCGCGTAGTCGAGCGTCAGCTTGCCGAGGTCCGAGCGTGCTGCGCTCGCGGCCTCGAACTTCGCCTCTTCTTCTGCCAGGCGCTTCGCGGCCTCTGCCGCCTTCTCGCGCGCGCGCGCGCTGGCGCGCTGTGCCGAGGCCTCTCGGATCTTTGCCTGCTCCAGCTCCTGCGCGCGCGCGACCGCCTCGCCTTCGCGCTCGGTGAACGCCGCGAGCGCCTTCTCGGCATCAAGGTACGTCCCGTATGCGTCAGTGGTTGCGCCGTCGGCGCTTAGCGCCGCCTTCGTGGTCGCTACCTGCGCCTCGAGGTACTGGCGCTGCGCGTCATACGCGCTACGCACCGCAGCCGTGCGCGAGATGATCGCGCCCTCCTCCTCAGTGATCGCGCCAGTGGCGATCGCCGTCTGGAGGGCGAGCTCCTCCTCGACATCCTTGAGCGCCTTTGTGCGCGCGACCGCTTCAGTAGCCGCCTGCGCCGCCTTCGCATTCACTGCCTCGACCGCTGCCAGCTGCTCAGCGTAGTACTGCGTTGCGAGCGCTACTGCGCCCATTGCGGCGCCTACGACGCCGAGGCCGATCGCCAGCTTGTCGCCGCCCTGCGCGGCCACCTCCATTCCGTCCGCTACGTCAGCGACACCGCGAGCAGCGCCGCCGAGGCCGGGCACGAGGAGATCGAGCACGCCCGCGACCTTGCCGGCCGAGCTCCCGACCTTGCCGAACTTGTCGCCTACGTCGGCGGTCGCAGCCGATGCCTTCTCGGCGGCGCGCTGCGTGTCCTGCATCGCGCGCTTTGTTTCGCCAGCTGCTCGCTTCGCCGCCGTCTCGGACGCTTTGAGGCTTTTGTTGAGCTCGGCCACCATGAGCTTCGCCTGCTCGGCGGTGATGCCCGGGATGGTCTCCAGCTGCTGACGCAGGCCGGCGAGGTTCGCTGTGACGGTTAGCTCTGCGGTCGCCATGATCTACCCCTTTGCCAGCTTCTTGCCGGTCGCGGTCAGCGCTCTATCCAGCGCGAGCGCTTGATCCTTCACGATCGCCTTGTGGCCCTGCACGACAAGAGTCTGCCACACGCGCTTTCCGTCGCCCGCCTTCGGGTTGTTCACGATCTTACCGACGCCGACAGGCCGCCGACGCCCGAGGCGATCGCGGTAGGCGCGAGCGACGTAGTTAGGCGGGAGCGCCCCGGTGCGCCGGAAGTAGCGCATGAGCTCTCGGTACTCTGCCAGCGGTACCGCGCGGACAGACAGGGACAAAGGCGAGGGCGTGTGTACAAAGTACGCGTAGTACTCCTCGGTCGCTCGCTGCGTGTCGCTCTTCTTCGTCTCGCCGGGGAGTAGGTTCCCTTGAAAATCGACGTTGGTGGAGCGCTTTGCGAACTGCTTCGCGTCGTTGAAGACGACACCTCGGATCACGTCACCCTTGATCTCGAGTCGGTAGTCCGTGCCCTCTCCTGATCTGCCGCTGCGCTTGGACACGAGCGTGTACCACTTGTCTCGCGTCTCCTCGGCGGTCGTGGAGACGATGCTCTCCACGGCATCCACGACATCGCCCGCCACGTCACGCACGAGGCGCTGGATGGCGGCGTCGAGATCGCCGCTGATCTCGACACTCGCGCGCTCCTTCACGTATCGGCGTGTACCCGGCACTCAACCTCCGAGGCCCCAGAAGGCGGCGCCTGACGTGCTCACTGTATCACCCTCGCGCGGCGCCATTCGGCCTCGCTTCGGCTTCGGCGGCGTGTGCTTCGCGCGCCACCAGCCCAGCACGCGCTCCTGCTGGTCCACGCTCCAGCTGTAGAAGGCGCCAGGATCTCCGCAGTACGTGAGGCCGATCTCGAGCGCTACGGCGTCGAGCCCTCCGTCCGGCCCTCGGAAAAATCCGCGTGTGCCTGCACCGCCTCCTCGCGCGGGTAGGAGTCCACGAGCAGCTGCACCGCCTTCGTCGCGGCATCGCTGACCTCGGACTCCGGTACACCTGCGGCGTGGAGCTCGTCGCGCACAGCAGCGCCATAGGCCAGCCCGTCCCACTTGCAGCCTGCGAGCGTAGCCTTGAGGCCGGGGCGACCCGCCCAGCACACGCCCAGCGCCGCGCCCAGACCGATCCATCCGTCTTGAGCCAGCGCCACGAGCGCCTTTGTCCGTGCGGCGTGCGAGGCTGGCGCTGCCAGCGTGATCGTGCGTCCCTTGATCTGTACGTCCATTGTCCTTCTCCTTGGCGCAAAAACGAAGCGCCCGCCGTACCGTAGCACGACGGGCATCCTCGATCACAGCGCGATCAAGTCGCCGTGATGGCGCCCAGAACTTCGAACGACAGGGAGAAGGAGTCGGGGTCGCCCTCGGAGAGATCAATGGAACAACGGCAGTTGTTCATGACGAGCGTATGGTCTGCCGCCTCCCCCAGCGTCGTGCCCTCGATGCTCAGGGTGATATTGAGCGTGTATACGTCCGCATTCGCGCCGAGCGTGGACACGGCAGCAGAGAAGGATCCGGTCTGGTTCACAGCGTCCCAGAGCGTGTTCTGGGTGGCATCGCTCAGATCCGTGAGATGCGCCGAGAACGACCCGGTAGGGAAGCTGCGGTTGGTGCGCCGGACGGTCCCGAGGTCGCCGCGATCGAGGTACTTCGTGATCTCGTAGGATCCAGCGCCGCTATTCGCACCAGTCAGCGAGAAGTCGCCGTTCTCGTACTGAACCGTCAGCGTGATCGGAGATCCACCGCCAGAGGCGAGCGTGATCGTGCCGTCGCGGAAGTTCTTGACGATGGACGAAATGGGCATGGTCTACCTCACTGGAGCAGGATCATATCATTGAAGCGGGAGGGTCTGCACGACTCGGAAGCTGATAGTGCCCTGTACCCACTCCCCGGCGTCATTCGTCGTGCGAGTCAGGCTCACGAGCTGGAACTTGTAGGACAGCGGCCACGTCGCATCGTAGGCCATGAGCTTGTTCACGAGCGCCTGCTCTCCATCGAGGGCGTCGTCGTAGGTGTCGCTCATCGACTTCGGCGCGAGGCGCCACGAGTACCGCACCTCGAGCGCAGTCTCGACCAGCGTGCCCTCAGCGGGCCGCCCTCGGTACTGCCGGAGGTCCGTCGTCTCCGTGGGCGCGACCGAGAATGCCTTATGGGCGATGCTATCAGCGTCTCGCCCGAAGTTGTCGGGAGCTACCCGACTCTCCTTCCACCCCGTCAGCGTGAGGAGGCGCGTCGTCACGTCCTCGCGCAGCTGCCGGATCGTCTTAGCCGCCATCAGCGCCACCATGCCGTAGCAGAGTATCCGCGTCCGTTGGTCCAAATTTGGCTTGACGCAGACTTCTTCTTGCTCGGATCGACCGTGTTCTCGTCGGCTTCATCGTACGTGAAGCGGAGTTGTCCCCACGCCGCCTCGTACTGCACGCGGTAATGCTCGGCCAACGCCTGCCACCGCCCGCCATCCCCGGCGCTTGTGGAATAATCGAGGAAAATTAGATGCAATGCCAGATGCAGCATGCAGTCCCGAAGCGCGCTCGGCTGGATCACGAGGTACGGTCTACGCCCCGCTGCTACGAGGCGGCTGCAAATGCTGAAGAAAGCCTCGTCGATGTACGGCTGGTACGAGGTCGCGGCTCCGAGCAGCGCCGGAAGGTCCGAGTGCCTCATCGTCAGGTCGTCTTGACTGATGCATACATAGAGGGTTCTGCGGCAGAGCGCGGCGTCGTTGCGGAAGGTGTGGGACACCCCGTCAGGCATGGTCAAAGACCACTCACACAACCAGCCCTCTCCGAGCGCCTCCGCGCTCGTCGTAGCGCCCGAGAGCGTGTACTGCGCCACCGAGGCCGGCGGGATGGTCACCGCCTGTGCAGACACCAGCGCCGATCCATCGGGACGGTAGAGCGAGAACGTGCCGGCAGTCGGGGTAGCCGTCGCGCCGGCACGGGAAGTCGGGCAGGTCAGTACCTGCGTGCGTCCACGCTCGATCGTCTCCGTCGAGCGGAACCGCGCAGTGTAGACAGTCTCCGCGAGCGACATCCCGACCTCCGTGCTTACCGGCCCTTATCGCGTTCCCGCTGATCCTGACGCTTCGCCGCATCCTGCGCCGTCTGCCGCGCCTTGTCGGCGGGCATGCCGCCGTCTCGCAGCTGACGCGCCATGCGCTCCATCGCCTCGCGGTAGCCTGCGCGCTCGCCGCTCATGCGCGGCCTCGACGCACCTTCGGCTTCGGCGCGGGCTCGGGCTCCTCACCCGGAGCAGGAGGATTGTAGAGGCGCTCCTTCGCGGAGATCATCGACTCGAGCAGCGCCTCTTCGACGGCGAGCGCATCGCGGTGGAACGGAGAGCTCGGCGCCTTCTCTCGCCACTCATCCACCTTCTTCTGCTGGCGCTCGATCTGCACGCCGATGAAGTCAGGATCTGGCAGGTCGATGTACGTCCCGACGAGAGACTTGCAGAACGCCCAATAGCCCTCCTCGTCGGACTGAATTCGGGTCTGTCCCGCCACGACCTTAGGAATCTCCCACTTCGACAGGTGGACCAGACCGGCCACGCCATCGTAGGCCACGCAGTACCCGCCCGCCTCGGCCTCCCACGGGATCACGGTCCATCCCCGGCGGCGCTTCGCCACCTCGGCGGCGTCCGTGCTGCCGTCCTTGTCCACGTTGGACACGCCCGGGTCAGCAGCCAGCACCGACAGCCACGGCACCCACTCGCCCTCGCGGAACGTCCACCGCGCAGGATGGTGGATGTACCACCATGCCGGACGCGGCTCGAGGCGCACGAGCTCCTTCATTGCCTGCGGTCGAGAGGCGGGCTGCGCGGCGAAGTTGCCGGTCCCGCTGGTGCCGAAAGTCGCTGCCATCTTGTCTCCTTCTTCGTGAGGCGAACGCAGAAGCGCCCGCCCGGTAGAGTAACCACCGAGACGGGCGCTTGTGGTTCAGCGATCAGAAGTCGCTGAGGACGCCGACGCCGCGCAGGTCATCGAGCTCGGCCACGCCGACGAAGGCAGAGCCGACGATGATCGTGCTGCCATTGCTGGCGTCACGCTCAAACTCGACAACAATCGGGCTCTGCGGCACGGTCGTGGTGGAGCCGATCACCGGGGCGGCGGTGCCGGTCGCAACGCCGATCGCGCCACGCGTGAACATCATCCCGAGGAAGTCTGCCCCGGCGTTCGCCGTCGGGACGGTGTTCGATCCGTACAGGTCCACGGAGAAGAGGGAGCCCTTGAAGCCGGGGCCCTTCGCCTCGACGCCCGCCTGAGCGCTCTGGAGGTACTGGCCGGGGCCAGTCTCGGAGCGGAGCGAGGACATGAGGTCGTTGATCTGCTGGTTGTGGAGCACGGCCACGAACTGTCCGTCGTTGGCCTGGAGCTGGAGGGCGAAGATAGCGTTGTAGAAGGTGGAGACCGAGAGGTCCACGCCCGTCGAGCCGACCGAGGTCGAGAACCCGGAGGACAGCGCGGTGAGCATGGTCGTGACGCGCTTGTTGTACGCGAGAACCATGTCCGACGCGAGGTTGTCCACCGTGACATCCATGGGGATGCCGGTCGCGGTCAGCTGCGCGAGGTCGCTGATCTGGCGGCGAAGCGCCTGACGAGCGATCGTCACGTTCGCGTTGGTGCTGGTGAGCGAGGTGTTGGAGACCGAAGCGTTCTCAGCGACCGCCGCCATCGCGTCGGCGCCCCACGACACGACAGGCACCTGCACGACGCTGGAGCCGGAGCCGTTCATGGCGCGGAGCTGCACGATCGCCGGGTGGTTGACCAGGCTGGCGGTGTCCGTCAGCTTCATCAGCACGGCCTGGTTGAGAATAGCGGCAACGCGGGCGTTGCCAGACAAACCACTGTAGTAGACTTCGTTGGCCATAGTAGCGGCCTCCTTGAGATTATCGAGGTTAGACCGCGCCTATCGCTGATGACGGGAGCTCGGCCCGAGCGCGTGCGAGGTAGTGCCTCGCACTGCCAGCCTACACATACTCCCGCTCGGGTGTCAACCCGCGCGCAAAGCCGCGAAGATCGCCTCGCGGTTGGCCTTGAACTCCTGCGGAGACAGACGCGCGATCGCCTCGGGCGTCCAGCTCTGCGGAGCGTCTGGCGCCGCCGCCACCGCAGCGCGTGCCGTCGAGGGCGCGGGCGCAGGTGCGGGCGTCGGCGCTGCCGTCGTAGTCGTCGGCGCGGCAGTGTCCGACAGGTACGCGCGCACCGCCTTCGGAAGCGCCTCCTTGTTGCCCAGCCACTCCGAGATCGAGGGACGGCCCTCGGCGGGCAGCTTGGAGTACGCGTGCTGCACGTACTCGAGTCCCTCGGCGTCCATGACACCAGCGGACATGATCTCGCGCTCGAGGCGAAGCGCCTCGCGCTCGGCCTTCGACATCGCCTTCTGCTCGTCGAGTTGCGTGCGGTACTTCTCGGCAGTCTCCGCGAGCGGCTGGAGCTCGCCCACGCGGGACTCGAGCTCCTTCACGCGCGCGACAAGCTGCCGGATGCGGGCATTCGCGCCGCCGTCATCTACAGTCGTCGTTCCTTCTTCTGCGCTCATTCTGCCTCCTTCTTGCGTTGAAGCGCGGTTTCGATCCGCGCCTGCTGTCTGACGATCTTCCGCGCCCACGTTCGGCCAGCATCGCCGCCCCATAGGAGCCACGCGATGTAGCCGGCGCTCGGGTAGCCGGGATTGCCGCGCTTCGCGGCGGGCGCCTCGAGGTCGATCTCGTGACGCGTGAAGTAGGCGAGCATGCGCTTGACCGTCTCGATCGTGAGCGTGCGTCGGTTGCCGAGGTCGCGCGCCCTGGCGACACCCACAGCCGTCCCGCCACGTCCGTACTCGGCGCGCAGTTCAAGCCCACGACGAGCAGCCGCAGCCACCGTAGCCGGCGGGCGTAGGTCGAGCTCGCCGCGCTCCTCTGCCCTCTTGAACTCGCGGTAGACCGCTGGCTCATTCCGCCGCAGGTACTCGCGCTGTGCGTCCGAGACGAACGGCACTACGCCTCCTCGGAGGCTTCGCTCTCGACTTCTCCGGGGAGCTCCGTCTCTGCCTCGACATCCTCGCCCGTGAGGTAGCCGCGCGCCTCGCGCAGAGACTCCAGCACCGCGCGCAGGATGTCCCGCTGGTCCTCGGTCACGCTGCCAGCCAGCAGTCCGTCGAGCGCCTCCTCAGAAGCGCGGAGCTCATCGACCGCCTCAGACATCGCTTCGGCATGCTCGCGCGATACGTCGGCGGCGGGCGGCGCTTCCGGCGTCTCTTGTCCTTCTTCCGCGGGAGGCGCCGCCTCTCCGCGCATGGCGCGGATCTGCGCGAGCTGCGCGACTGCATCCTGCTCGCTCAGCGAGCCGAAGAAGCGCAGCGCGTCCACGTCGCTCATCAGACCGGCAGCGCGCATCTCGAGAATGTGCTTACGCCTCGCCTCCATCTCCTGCGGAGAGAGTGGGATCTCGCGGTACAGGACCGAGTACCCGCCCTCCGGGTAGTTCGTCGGCTCGGAGTTGGCCTCCGCCCAGCGGTTGAACAGGATGGCCGAGAGTCCGACGAGCGCCTCGTCGGCGGCGCGGAACTGCATCACGTACCGGCGCTGCGCGACCCGCTTGCCCTCCTGCGAGAGACTGATCGCGTACCCGGAACGGGCAGAGCCCGACGTGCGCTGGAGCTCCGAGGGCGCGAGGCCGGCGTCCGTCGCGGCGCGGTGGGCGATCGCAGAGATCACTTCTTCCAGCTTCGACACGTCCGACCCGGCGAGGAATTGTCCAAGCATCGGCTGCGTCGTCTCACCGATCGGGTCGAACATGAGGATCGTCGCGGGATCGGTCGTGACCTCCGAGCGGCTCGCGCGGGAGCCGAGATCCACCGCATCCATGCCCGCCACCCGGACGCCCACAGCGTACCGCTGCGGGTGACTCGCGTCTCGGATGGCATGGTTGAGGTACGAGTACAGCACGCCGAGGTTCAGCGTGGCCTCGTAGAGCTCGATGTTGGCGAAGGGATCGAACAGCCGATCGCCGTAGGTGCTGGCATGGTACAGCTGCGCCGGAATGACCGGCGTCCCGTTCTGGCGGCGCCACGCTGCCGGGTAGTCGGCGCCGTCGTAGGTCGCGCCGTGGAGCTCCATGGTCAAGTTCCGCCCAAACTTCCACCCGTCGAGCGCCTCGAAGACCCGGTAGGTGGGGAACTCGGGATCACGGATGTCCCACACGTCGAACGTCCATACGTGCTTGTCCGCGATCCAGCGGAGGCGCAGCTCCCCGAACACGACGGGCACAGTCGGCTTCGCCGCGTCGGCCTCCGCGAACGTCATGTGTGGCGGGACGGGACGGTAGACGATGCGCCCGTCCACGACCTCGACGCGCATCCACATCTCTCGGAGAGCGATCGTCAGCGCCTGGAAGCGCGTCATCTGCGACCACAGTCCGCTCCGAGCGATCGACCCGGAGGAGCCGATCAGGCGATCGAGGTTCGCGCTCGGCGCGATCTGCGAGTGACGCACGTCGGGCTCGGCGTCGTAGAGCGTGGCGAGCTCGATGCTCGTCGTGCGCATCATGCACTGAGTAATGTCACCAATGCCCCACGCTGCACGGCGCACAGATCCGATCTGCTGCTCGAGGCGGGCCTCCAGCAACGGGAGCCAACGCCCCTCCATCATCGCGTAGCGGTGCCGCGTATGCTCAACGCGGCGGGCCTCGTCGGGGTTGCCCGGAGCGGGAGGCGCTGGCGTCGAAGTCGTGGAGTAGTGCATGGCGCCCCCTTATCCGAGTCGTAGGCGCTGGGGCGCGTAGGCCCTGCGCGTGATCAGCTCGCAGCCGTACCTTAGCGCGTCGAGCGTGTGCTTGTGGTTAGACGCTTCGCGCCCGTCAAACTTGCCGAGATCGTCGATCAGTCGCTTGCACCTCGGATGGACAACGAAGTCCCCGCGCAGCATGGCGCTTTGGAGGATCCGGTAGGAGTGAAACACCGAGCCGGCTGGCTTGTAGGCGGTGTTGATCCGCGCCGGCCACGATCCGATCGGGATCTTGAGCGCCTTTTCGAACGCCTGGACCAGCAGCGCGTTGCTCTTGATTGCTCCACCTCGACGGGAGATCGCCGCGCGGTCGCCTACCCATCGGTCGATCTGCTCCCAGCGCAGGCCGGCGCGCTTGATCATCGCGAGGATCTGCGCGGCGTCCTCCTCGGGCGTCGTCATGCCGTTGGAGGACACGACATCCAGCACCGTGATCCGGGGCTCATTGTCCGCCGTCCGCGTAATCGCCACCATGACGGCAGTCTGCGCGCCGCTCTCCTTCCCGTGGTCGATGCCGATACCGATCTGCGCTTCACCAGCCGGCGCCTCGTCTCGGACCATCGTCGCGGCATCGAACTGCAAGAACACGCGGCCCTCGACCCACCCGCTCTCCCACTCGCCGTGGATGCGCTGGGCGCGCTCCTGCGGCAGCACCTGCGCCTCGAGCTTGTCTATGTCGCGCTGGTGGAGGAGCGGACGCCCGCCGATCGGCGTCGTCGCCTCCACCGTGAGCGGCGTGTGGATGTCCTCGACCTCGCCCTGCTCCACCAGCTTCTTCAACCATCCGAGCGGGAGGCCGATCGGCGTCATCGTGATCGCGATCCGTCCACGCTGGCGCAGCACGCGCGCCGCGAGCTCCGACCAGATCGCTTCGGGCGGCGGTTCATCGATCAGCACGTAGTCGATCGTCGCGCCAGCGAGCGCGAGCGCGCCCTGGTTGACTGTACGGATGCGCAGCACTGAACCGTTGCGGAACCGAATGATCGGCGTGCGCCCGACGAAGCCCTTCCCGTGGACGAACGTGCAGCCTTCTTCAACACTGTCTTTCGGTAGCAGACTCCAAATCTTCTGCTGGATCGAGAGGCTTTGCTCCCACGACACGACGACGACCCACGCTTCGATCGGCGCCGCCTTGACGAGCGTGTACGGATGCGATCCGAGGCACCGCCAGATGCAGTCGGCCACACCACACCACGTCTTTCCTGCCTGGTTCCCGGCGCGGAAGAGCTTGATCTGCGATGAGCTCTGGAGGAAGCGGAGCTGAGGTGGCGTCGGCCGGTAGTAGGCGAGCGGGTCCGTGTGTGCCCGCTTGCCGAGGACGTGCGTAGCGGAGGCGAGAGCCGAGAGACTCACGCGCCACTACCCGCGAGACGCACGACCTTCCCGCCACGCCGCAGGTCGATCGCATCCTCGAGGCGCTCCAGATGCTGCGCCGGCATCGAGGCCACCGCTTGCACGATGATCCCGAGCAGCTGCTCGTCGCTCATCGAGTCGTCGGGGCTCGACGCCTTCGCGATCTCGTCGTTGAGCAGCTTCCGTGTGTCGAGGGCGCGGAGCTTCAGCGAGCCTACTGCCTGCCAGCTGCCCGCCTCGCTCGCGTCGAGGGTCGCCTGCTCGAGCTGCTCGAGCGACTGCCGCAAGTAGTCCGTGTAGGCGATCGTGTGCGTCGTCGTCGGGTCGATTGTGGCGCGGGCACCGCCGCGCCGCTTGACCGGCTTCCCTGTCCGCATGGTTCCTTCCTTCTACGTGAAGCCTAACGGGCCTTGAAGAGGGGCTTCAAGTTTCGGGCGAGAGAGAGAGGGTCGAGGGGCTATCGCG